TATGTAAGCTTGCCGGAAATAAGGGTGTCAGACTTTGACGGAAAGAACGAATGCGTACCGATATTTACGGCAAAAGGTGCTGTTTTTGTGCCGTCGATTTATTTTGAACCGTTTAAGAATGATGAATACGAGCTGTATGAAAGAAAAACAAGCGAAGATGTTTCGTATCTCGTAATAAAAGTAGGTATGTTTGTTAAGGCTGTTATCGTTTTAGATTATTCAAATCTTGCTTTACAAACAGTTACATATTTTAAGACGGTAGCAAAAGCACTTGAAAAAAGCTATCAAGAACAAGTGATTATTTCAGTAAACCAAGGCAAAGTATTAAAACATAAGAAAGACGAACAGGAGTAAACAATGAAAATATTTATAAGTCAGCCTATGAAAGGCTATTCAAATTTTGAAATTGAAATCATAAGAGGAAAGATTAAAGAAGCACTTAAAGAAAAGTACGGAAATGATATTGAAATTATCGACAGTTTTATAAAAGGTGCTCCGGCAAACGCTAAACCGTTATGGTATTTAGGCGAATCGCTTAAAAGGCTAAGCACAGCAGATATTGCGGTATTTGCGTATAACACACCTGAATTCGGTGACAAAATTGCTTTGGCAAGAGATTGCGACAGAGAGGAAAAGTGTGCAAGAGAATATGACACCTTATGTCTTTATGTCGCATTTTATAAAAACAGTTTTAAATCGGATGTAAATATTGAACTCAGCAAACTATCAACCCAAAGACCTGATTTTGTGGACTGATGAAATGAATTACATAGAAGCTTGGGAAAAACTAAATGAGAAGAAGGACAAGCAGCAGGCTGTGATGCTTCACTCATTTAAAAATCCATATGGATTCAGGATAAATATAAATCATCCTATGATTTTGCCTAAGTATGAAGCTTTTAAAAAGAAAAACAATATCGGCAAATATGATATGACGGATGATTTGAGAGATGAGTTTGAAAAGCAGTTTATGAAAAGCCGATATTATCAAAAGCTTGTTGCGGCAGAAAAAGAAAAATACGGACCGGCTTATGATTATATTTATGAGCCGCTCATAAATGAGGCAGTGTAAAAATGGGTGACGATTTTGAAAACAGTACAAAAATGGCTTTTTGCAATATCATTTGCAACAATTATTTTTATGGAAATTTATATAACAAAGGTTTTGTGAGGTGTAGAAAATGTGTTTAGGTTTGGCAATGGGATTCATAAAAGAAAAAGGCAATAAGATTAGAGACGGTGACCGTTTTTATCTTGATTACAAAAACGGTGTTTACAGCTACGAAGCTAAAAACACGCCGAACGGTATAGTTCTTGTTCCGCTTGAAAGTGATGCACCAATAGGAGCTATTCACGAAAGCGAAATGAGAAAATACAATTTTAAAAAGCTCTAATCACCAATTATATATACATATTATATATAGCAAAAATTTAAGCCGGTGCAAGTCCGGCTTACGAGCTTGTATTGTATCTTAACAACTGAACGAAAATAAAAGAAAGGAGTGTAAATAGGTGAATAAGGAAAAGCATACAATAAGTGGTAGATTATTAGAGGTAGATTTTTATCCTTGTTTTAACAGTGGTAGAGAAATACCGGAAAGAGAGCCTAAAAATCAAAGGACAAAAGAGCAGCAAGCTTTATATAATCAAAAAACAGCTACAAAGAAGCTTGTTAGGCTTGTTAATGCTAATTTTGATACGGGTGACATATATTTGCATGCTACATATTCACCGGAAAACGCTCCGCAAACTTCAGATAAGGCATATCGTGATGTATATAACTATATCCGCCGAATCCGTTATTACAGAAAAAAGCATAAATTACCTGAATTAAGAGTAGTAGCTATTCTTGAAGAAAAAACATATAAAACAGGAAAATATGCAGGCCTTGTTAACATTCATGTACATATGTTTATGAATGATGACGGCTTTACAAGAGACAGAGCCGAAGATTTTTGGAAATTTGGCTGGGTAAATGCACGAAGATACAATCCTGATGTATTCGGCCCTGAAACAGCGGCTAAGTATGTTTCTAAAGACCCAAAGGGAAAAAAGCGCTGGTATTGCTCGCAAAATCTAAAAAAGCCTGTTGAAAGAGAGAAAAAAGGTAAAATCAGCAATAGGTATATTGAAAGACTTGCAAAACGCAAAGACGACCGCACTTTTTGGGAAAACAAATACAAGGGCTATGCTTACGAAAGGGTAGACGCTCGATTTAACGAATACAACCAAAAATGGTATGTCACAGCAATTATGTTTAAAAGGAGTTAGGCTATGTCAGAAAAATGCTATAAAGACGCAAACGCGCGTTGCCCTTTTTATAAAGAGCAAATCCGGCAAAAGAATGGTACTATGTATATTAAGTGTGAAAACCTCTTTGAAAAGGGGC